TATTAACGGGTGTAAATGTATTATCAAAAGTTTCTACCAAAGGCATTAGAGATTATAACAAATCATTAAAAGAAACACAAACATTAGTAAGTGGCATAGATGAAATTACAAATTTAACAATGCCAAGTGGTACAGGATTAGCAAGCCAATATAAAGCATTAGAAGATTTTCAAAAGAAAATTGCAGAAGTAGAAAGATGGTTTGAAGAAAATCCATGGGTTCAAGACGTAGTTAAAGGAATAAAAACTATTTGGGACTGGACAGGAAAAGTTATTGATAAAATAGGTGGTGTTGAAAATGCTTTAATATTGTTAGGTGGTACAAAAGTAATGACATCACTTGCAAAATTATTGGGTAGTGCCGGTGTAGCAGGTGTTGGTGGTACAGGCTTATTAGCAATCGCTGCCGTTTTGGGAGCAATTTATGGATATTCTGCTTATAAAGAAAAAAAAGAAAGTTTTGTAACAGAAACAATAGATGAAGACATAAAAAAATTAGAAGAATATAAAAAACTTCTTGAAGAAGGTGTTGATTGGAATGAATATAAATCGGCATTAAAAGACATAGAATTATATATTTTACCAAATATAGTCCAAAAAGCAAAAGAAAATGGCGAAGAATATGATGACATTGAAGATAGTGTAAATAATGTTCTAACAGATTTAGAAAAAATAACAGATATAGATTGGGGAACAAAATTAAAAGAACAATTTGAGTATGACCCAAAAGATGATGAAGGTTTCTTTAATGGCTTAAAAAGTGGCTTTAAAACAATGATTGAGGGCTTTACAGAAAGCGATTATGACAAAAGTTGGGACAAATATAAAGAAAAAGTAAATACGACATTTAATGATATTGAAGAAAATGCAGACGAAAAATTAGACAACATTTCAAATACAATGGACGAAACATTTAAAGATAGAACAACTAATGTAACATTTGACGTGGACGCAAAAACAAATAAATTTGAAACAAAAATAAGTGATACATTACGAAAATATGGATTTAGTATTGGTGGTGGTGGCAATCTTTCTTTTGGTGGTGGAGGATTTGTTGCAACACCACACGCAAAAGGACTTGATTACGTCCCTTATGACAACTATCCAGCAATGCTTCATAAAGGCGAAGCAGTAGTACCAGCCAAGTATAATCCAACTATTCATAGTCAAGGAAATGAACAAACAAACGCTTTATTAGAAACATTAATAATAAAAGTAGATGATTTGGCAAGTAGACCAAATGTATTTGAAATAGATGGTAGACAATTCGCAAATGCAACATATCCATTATATGAAGATGAAAGACAAAGACAAAATTATGTGGAAGGAGTGGTAAGATAATGGACACAGGTTTAATTTGTGTATATTATAATAACGCATGGGTAAAATTGCCAACACCAAGTGAATATGTCCCTTCTTATACACATATTGAAAATAGTTATCGTGATGTCAATGGACATTTACATAGAGATATAGTACGAAAAAATTTAGCAAAAGTAGAATGTGGGTGGAACGCATTAAATGACACACAATTAGCATTATTACAAAGTCTTTACAGTTTAAATAACGTAAGTGTAAGATTTACTGATAACAATGGAAATAGAGTAACAAAAACAATGTATTGTGGACCATTAACCAAAAAAAGTGCTATACAAGATAAAACGACATTAAAAATAATATTATCAACAGAAGTAGCAATGAACTTTATTGAGGTGTAATATGATAGCATTTCCTAGTTCTGCAATAGAAAAATACAAAAAAGATGAACGACAAATAAGTGTTTATGGTATACTTTATTTAGCACAACAAAATATTGTAGATGAAACAATACAAACAACCTATACACAATTTATGTTAAATGAAGAAAACGAATGTAAAATATTGTCTTTTAATATTGATGAAAAAGCAGATATATATTATACAAGTTTACCATATAATACAATGACAATAGAAGTTGATAATGAAAAAGGTTATTTTACTAACTTTTCACAATATGATATAACTACTTTATTGAATAATAATTGTTATGTTGAATTGTATATAAATGAAATAGACGACAAAACAAATAATAACCTTAATTATCGTAAAATAATGACAATGAATTTTGATGAAATAAGTTCAAGTGATTATGAAAAAGCAAAATTGAGTTTTAAATCTTGTATATCATCTTTAAAAACATTAAAATTAAAAGACATCAATTATGAATTGTTTAGTAAAGAATTTGCAAGTGAAAGTGATATACAAGATTGGTTTTTACACAATTATAATATTGTAGTAAATAACAAAGAAGGTACAGATTACCCTTTTCAATTAGTGTATAAGCATATAAAAACGCCACAAGATGTTTTATTATCAGCAATAGATGGAATAGAAAATTTGCTTTTATTAACAACTAACTATAAAAATGAAATAGTATATAGATTAGAAAATACAAACGCACATGAAATGATATCACGTGATTTACAACTAGAAAATCCTACTATAAAAAGGGAAACGTCTTATCAAGGAGCAATATATAATTATAATGCTGAATTTGGCTATACTTATCAAGAAAAAGAATATAAAAAATCAATTACTGATACATTAGAAGAAAGTAGTGATAGTATTGTTTTAACAGATTATGATTATGATTTAAGTGATATAATAACTAATGATATAACTTCTAGTGAAGTAAATATAACAGTACATAAAAATAGCAACATAGCGACAGCAATAGTATTAGATATATTAGGGAATATTGGAACAAAATATACAATAAATATTGAGCATGAAGATTTACCTTATATAAATGTATTAAAAGAAAACACATTATATGTAGGAAATACAACAAAAAATAGTAAACAATTAACATTAAAAGACGCACAAATGAGTATTAGTTATTATGATACATTATTTGGTGAAAATAGTTTACATTCTAAAATAGAATTAAAGTGTATTGGTTTACCTTATTTAGAAGTTGGTGATAATGTAACTATTGTAAATAAAGATAATAATACAAGTCAAATTGTAATCACAGAATTAAATTTGAATTATGATGGTGGATTAACAATGAATATAAAAGGCTATGAATTTGAAATAGACATATTATTTCCAGCAGATGACTTATACCCTAGTGATAATTTATACCCAAATAAACCAATAAATTAAAAGGAGGAAACATGAATAAAATTACGTTTGTAAATGGACAAGCACCAGCCTTAAATGCTTATAATTTAAACTTATTACAAAGCAATGTAGAACAAGCAATAGATGACATTACAACAGATTTTATAGTTGCAACAAAAAGTGAAAATCAAACAGTAGCAGGAAATAATACAATAGTCAAATATTTATTAGATAGTGAATTTGCAAGTAATGGTACAAAACTTACATTTAGTCCAACAAATAGTGAAATAACAATAGGTAGTGGAGTAAATTTTGTTGAATTATCAGCACAAGTATATGTATTTACACGAGGAACAAATAGTTTAAAAAATTTATATATATATTTGAATGAAGAACAAGTGGCAAGATGTTCTATGCCAATAAATGATGATTACCAAAGTATAGCAATATCACCAATAATTATTGCAGTACAAGAAAATGACAAAATATCATTACAAGTAAGAAGTGGCTCTGGTTCAACAGTATTTGGTGGTTCTGGTAGTAATGCTGGTGCAAATTATTTAACAGTTAAAGTAATAAAATAAAAGGAGAAATAATATGAATAAAATATGGTGGAAATATGCAGGAATAAGAGCATTAAAGACATTATGTCAAACAGCAATAGCAACAATAGGTACAAGTGCAACAATAGGCGAGGTAAATTGGATTTTAGTGTGTAGTACAAGTTTACTATCAGCAATTCTTTCAATGCTTACGTCAATCGCTGGTATTCCAGAAGTGGAGATGTTAGAAAATGACAAAAGTATTCACGAGTAAAGAATTTATTAAAAAACTAGAATGGTTTACAACATTACCAAATGTTTATTATAGTGGTAAATATTGGTCGCAATTAAATGACAAAGGACAATGGAGAAATGACTGTGTTTTGTCAGTAAAATCAATTCTATGGGGATTTAGTGCAGATAAAAACAAATATCGTGGTGGAACGGTTTATAAGTCAAATGGTGTAGCAGATTTTACTTGTAATGGTGGTGTTGAAAAGTATAGTACAAATGTATCAACAGACTTTTCACATTTAATACCAGGCGAATATTTATGTATGAAAGGAACATCATATAATCATACAGGTATTTATTTAGGCAATGGAAAAGTATTTGAAATGACAAGTAGTTCTGCTTGGGGAGTTAGTAAAGCAATAATTAGTGAAATCAATTCAAAAGGCGAAAGATTTTACAAAGGCAAAAGAAATCTAAAATGGACATATCATGGTCAATTAATTTATATAGATTATAGTGATGAACCAAAGCCAATTAACCAAGTAATGATATGGCAAGAAGCAATGAATAAACAATGGAATTGTGGACTTGCAGTTGATGGGTCTTATGGACCCTTGTGCAAAGCACAAGCACATAAACACTACTTGCATTATTTAATTAATGCACCAATAATGGTTAAATGGTTGCAAACAAGATTAAATGAATTAGGTTATAATCTTGTAGTTGATGGGAGTTTCGGTCCTAAGACATTACAAGCAGTTAAAAATTTTCAAAAGAAAATGCACATTGCAGTTGATGGATATGTAGGCAGTGCAACAGTAAAAGCATTAACAGAATAATTTTACAAACAAAATAAAAAGTGTTATAATAATAATTGAATAAAGAGGTGTTTATGGAACAAATTGTAATTGCTATTATAAGTGGATTATGTGTTGCGATACCATCAATAATTACAACAATTTCAAGCAATAATAAGAATAAAAGTTTAGTCATATATAGAATTGATGAACTAGACAAAAAGGTACATGAACATAACAACTTAATAGACAGAACATATAAAGTAGAACAAAAAATAGCGTTATTAGAAAATGACGTTAAAGATTTAAAGAGTGCAAAATAACACTCTTTTTTATTGACTTTTTTTAATGCAATGTTATAATAACAAAACAAAGGGAGTTGAAATGAAAGAAACAAGAAATGTATATTATTTTGACTATGCACCTGAAACATATAATTATATAATGGCGAGTAGAATATTAAGACAAAGTGAAAAGAATTTATTAAAAGGAATTGTTGAAGATAGAAAAACAGTAAAAGAATTGGCATTAGATAATATGTGTAGTGAAATAACAATATGTAGAAAAAGAAAAATAATATTTAATAAGACAAAAGACTTAATGTAAGTCTTTTTATTTTTTATTAAAATGATATATAAAGATATTATATGATATTAATTGATAGTAAATGATATTAGTAAAATTTGATTAATTTTAAAATTTAATTATTATAACAAACACAAAAGCGAATTATGATAATATTTTGATAATTGAAAATGATAATAAAATATTAAATTTATTATGTGGTGATATATGAAAAAAGATTTAGCAATAAAGCAAATATTTGATGATTTTACTGATAAGATAATGTTAAGTGATAATGAAAAAGACGTATTACAACGTTATATAAAGAATGATAGTATAGTAAAGATAGCAAACGATACAATGCAAGGTACAGCGACTATTTCACGTGTAATAGCAAGTATTAAAGAAAAGTATGATAATTATAAGAAATTAGAAATAGCAAAATTAATGTTATTAACCAATAAAAAAGATAAGTAAGAGATAATTTTTATCTCTTTTTTTTTACTATTCTATAATTGAAAGGAGATATACGCCAAATAGACCTGTTTAAAACGCAGTTTGAAAGGTTCAAAGTATATCTCTTTTTACATAGGAGGATATATGTATAACAATCCATATAATTATAATCCACAAGTCAATATAGATAGAATTAATAATCAAATTGCAGAATTGGAAAGAATGAAAGCACAAATACCCCAACAAATGCAACCAGCAATTAATCAAACATTTCAATTAGCACCAACTAATCGTGAAGTAATTAGATACGCCAATTCAATAGATGAAGTGCAAAAAGAAATGGTTATTGGTGATACGCCATATTTTAGTAAAGATTTAACAATAGTATGGATAAAAAATATTAAAGGCGAAATAAGAAGTTTTGAATTAAATGAAATTATTGCCAAAGATAATAAAGATTTAATGATAGAAAATTTACA